CGCTTGGCACGATGAGTATTACATTCGTAGGATTCGTGTGGGTAAGAGTGAGGCGATGTATACTTATCTTTCAATCTATCACCCAGAGTTGCTTGAGGACAATGTATTGAAGCCTCAGACAGAATCTATTATCTCTATTCCTGTGGCTGCACCTAAGGGGGCAATTACAAGAGGCTCTGAGACCGCCCTATCATTTTTGGAAAGGGTGAAGTATCTACACGAGAATTGGATTAATCCAGGACACTTCACAGGAAACAATTCACACAACGTAAGTGCGACTGTTACTATCAAGAACCACGAGTGGGAACAAGTTGGTGAGTGGTTGTGGGAAAATCAAAACTTCTACAATGGCTTATCGTTCCTTCCTGAAGACTTGGGTTCATACCAACAGACTCCATTTGAGACGATTACTGAGGAGCAATACTTAGCGTTGAGCAAGGGATTATCTGAACTGAATGTCGCAAATATTGTAGAAATTAGCGACAACACAAAGCTCAATGACCAAGCAGCGTGTGCTGGTGGGGCTTGCGAGATTGCATAAGTCCAGTTTTTATGTAAATTTACTGGACATTACTCGGTAATTATCCGTATAATCTGCCAAAACTTGACAATAAAACGAGTTTTGGCGGTTTATCGGTCAGTAATGTGGGTTTTGTCGTTCATTAGTGCATCAAAATGCATTAATGATGGAAATATCATACAAATTCTACACAACACACATATAAAGTGTCTTATATGGCTCATTTTCGTACCCTTTTGGGTGCTTTAAAGGACATTATTGCACTATAATTGCACATTTAAATGGTTAAAATGTGTAAAAACAACACAAATTACCACTTATATTGTGATTTTAACCTATAGGTTTACAGTTTATACTTTATAGTAAACCTATAAGTTTAAACCTTATATTTGCACTATGAAAAACTTATTCGTTATCGTAACGTGCATTGCGATAATTTCCTGTGGATCTCCGAAGAAGAGATATGACCGATTGATACGCAAATATCCGCAATTAGTCGAAACTGATACGGTAATCGTAAGAGATACCATCATCAAAGAGACGAGAGTTCCTGTTCCTGAATATAGAGATTCTTTCATTGTGACTCACGATACGGTAATTGAAACAGAAAAATTAATCATAGTACGAAAGGGCGATTTCTTTGGAGTAACAGTTAAGCCCGATACAATAACCTTTCGCGATACTATACCATACGAAGTTAAAGTTGCGGGTAAGGTACACACCAAAACCGTCATCAATTGGTGGCTATTGGTTATTTCGTTTTTAATAGGTATTATTGCAACCATATTCGTAAAAAAATGAACATCATAAAACAAGATATAGTTTTAAGCTATATCGCTCAGTTCCCGGACCTACCAAATAAGACATTAGCAAGTTTAATTTTCACACGAGAAGAAGGATTGTTTCCTGATGTCGAATCAGCACGTTCGCGGATAAGATATTACAAGGGAGTTTCTGGAACTCAAAGTGTCGAAAGTGGAATAAACGCTGGACGCATCACAGAAGTCAAACCCTCAACTGTAAAAGAAGGCTTAGAAAAACTAAACATCGTTTCTAGGGCTGAAGATATGGAGCCTGTGAATTTAGGAAAAGGCAAGTACTTAATCCTTTCTGACATTCACCTACCATTTCACGACCAAGATGCACTTGCTGCCGCATTGGAGTTTGGTATATCTCACGAAGTAGATACTGTTATCCTTAATGGTGATATTTTAGATTGCTACGATGTATCTCGTTTCTCTAAGGAGATTCGCAGACCAAAGATTTCAGAAGAATTGGAGATGGGTAGAAACTTCTTCAAGTATTTGAGAGAACTATTCCCGACACAAGCAATCTTTTACAAGATTGGTAATCACGAGGAACGTATGCGTGCCTATGTATTGAGAAATGCTCGTGAATTGGCCGACCTTAACGACATCAGTTTGGAATCGTTGTTGCACTTAGACGAGCATAGAATTATTCCAGTGAACAGAGAGATGATTAATCTAGGCGACCTTGTTGTTTTGCACGGACACGAATTGGGTGAATCGATATTCTCACCTGTGAATCCTGCGCGTGGTATGTTCTTAAAAGCAAAGGCATCTACAATCATTGGTCACTATCATCAAGTTTCTCACCACTCTGAATGTAATCTACGTGGAGAACAAGTTGGTGTTTGGTCAATGGGTTGCTTGTGTAACTTGAGTCCTGACTATCGTCCCTATGCTTTTACTAAATGGGCTAATGGATTTGCGTATGTTACTGTAAATGAAGACCTTACCTTTCACGTTGAAAACTTTAAGATTGTCAATGGAAAAATATTATAAGTATGAAAGACAACATTAATCCATTACACTATAGACAAGGGGGCGTTGAATGTATTGACGCTCTTGATGCAGCCACAGTCAATAAAAAAGGATTGGATGCAATCTGTACTGCTAACATAATTAAATACCTTTGGAGATGTGAAGAGAAAGGTGGACTTGAGGATTTGAAAAAAGCTCAGTGGTATTTGAGTAAGATGATTAACCACAATAGTCCAAAAGAAGAGTTTGTTCATCCAAGTGCGGCTAAGTCAACACACCAACCGAAGTCTGAATCATGGTCTGAATTATGAAACTCCACGTTTACTGGACATACACAAGACCCAAAGATAGATTAGTTGCTACTGATGTGTTGGAGTATGCTCGTAAGAAACCAAAATTAGATACTGAGATTTACCACGCTGGGGGGTTAGGACACACTGAAGACTTGTTTACTCACTTCTTAGATAGAGAAGGTAAGATTCATGTTCTGAGGCCTCAGACCGAAATACATTTGGCTATTCACGGAGGCATAAACGGAGACCACAGATACGTAAGTAACCCATCGGTTGCGCAATTGCACACGCTAGCCAACCTTTTTAAGTTATTAAACTCCCTCAGATGGGAAATACTTGAAGGAGATATGTTAGAATTTGATTTAGAATTTTGGAAAGTAGCAATTAACTTATGGCGAATATAAATAAAGAAGTAAAAGAACTCGAAAAACTTTTTAGTTGGTGGGAATTCTATGAGCAAACTCAAAATGAGGAAGAAAAGAACAAGGCTCAAAAACAAATAGAAACCCAAAAGAAGAAGATCAGGACAATAAAAGATGGAAAAACTCCAAAAGTTCTTAAAGGAAAATAAAATCTCTGAAGAAGATGCCATTGAGAGAATTAGGTTGCAGGACTCAGACCCCGCTAAAGACTTCTACTCTACACTGGTATCTGCTTCAAAGCAGTTGATGGATGCAGTAAAAGACAAGACCTTAAATCTTGACGACGATTACCAAAAGGGTATCTTTCAACTATTACAGGCTGGAGATAAGATTAATAAGTCATTGAAATTGGCTAAGTTAGAAGCCTACCCTGAAGAAGATATCATTGATGATGGTGTTTCATTCTTGGATAGAACAATAGGAAAGAAAAGATGACAAAAGCATCAAGGTTTGAATACGATATATGGGCTGCTAAATATAACATTGACCCTCACGCAACCAAACGAGAGAAGGATATTTGGTGGGGTAACGAAAGAGAGTATTGGATTGACGGCAGAGATGGTCTAACAGGTATTCATTACTTTGCTTTGACTCAGTGTTTTATCAAAGATGCTCGTGGATTCAAGAAGCGTCCTATTTGGAGAGATGTAGATGAATTAATCTACGAGGCATACGCAGAAGCCAGAAGAACAAACCACGATTTATTCGTCAGCAAACGTCGTGAGATTGGTCTTTCGTTGATCTTTGGTGGAGTAGCTCCGATGTGGATTGCAATGACAAATCCAGGCTCAACTTCATTGATTACAAGCGCGGATAAAACTCGTCTTGAGAACTTGTACAAAGAGAAGACTCGTGTAATTTACGATAACCTTGACCCCTACATCAAACCAAGTGTAATTTCTACCCGTCAGGTGGGGTACTTACACATGGGGGTAAAAGACCAAAAGACTGGTGAGATTAGTGGATTAGATTCTCAGATTGTAACTCGCGAAACGGTTGATACTCCAACAGCACTTGAGGCATACCGTGCGATGCATTGCTTTCTAGATGAGGCTTTCCTTCACCCCAAGGCAGACCAAGTATACAAATCAGCGCAAGCGAGTGTCAAGTCGGGATTCGTTAAGGTTGCCCCTATTGTAATTGGAGGAAGCGCAGGTGAATCTACTTCTATCGGACAGAAACTCGCAAACAACCTTTGGAAGAACGCAGAAAACTTGAATCTGTTAACTGTATTCCTTCCTGGAAGTATGGGAATTATGGAAGCCCCTGAGATTGATGGTGAAGGTAGGGAGACAGGGAAGATTCTTAACTTCTGTCCCAATGGCTATTCTGATATTGACGGCGCAACTGAGTGGATTAATAAGACTCGTGAGAAGTTAGATAGGATTGAGGATAAGTCGTTCTTGAATTCGTTCATTAAGCAGTATCCTTTGGATATTAATGAAGTGTTTTCTTCTACTGCTCACGGTGCTCTGCCCGTAGATGTTATGCACAAGTTGAATCAGCAGGAGAGGATTCTTTTATCTGAGCCCCCAGCTGTTGAAAAATGTATGATTTACAAGGACGTTGACGGAAAACTACAAGTCAGACCTGACAAACAAGGAAAGTTCACCCTACTAGAAAGATACAACCCCAACCACAAATATATTGCAGGGATGGACCCAATTCCTTTCATCTCTTCCAAACTTGGAGATGGTTCTGATAACTGCATTGCTATCAAGAACTTAGATACAAATATGTATGTTGCTTTCTACAAAGAACGAGCAGCCGATCCAGATTTAATCATGACCAACAACATGAATTTACAGGATTATTTCGGTGGTGCTAAAGCAATGATTGAGATTAACCGAGGTGGTGTTATCTTGGATACATACAGAACAAACAACCGCCAAGATTTACTGGCTCCGTCTCCTAGAAACTTGGGCAAGACGTTCTTCAGTAAAGACAGACCTTATGGGTGGTACAAGAATGACCACACGGCAGAAAGAGCCAACGCTTATTTGATTGATTACCTTAGAAAGAACTTCGAATCTATTTTTCTAATGGAAATGATAGAAGAAGCGAAGGTTTACATTACTGAGAATACGGATTTGTTGGATGCTGTTGTTGGAAGTGAAATCTATCATAAGGATATGATGGAAAAACTGAAGAAGAAAGTTGATGCTGCCCCTCAGAAGAAAACAATCCCAATGATTATCTATCAGGATGGGAAGGCCATGAAGGTTTGGAGAGAAGTTAAATTTTAATTACTTTTTGGTAGACTTACCATTGCTACCTTGACGGGCACGATTGGTACTTTTCTTTTCTAATACCATCTTTCCGTCCTTCTTGTGCGAAAGATCTAGTCCCTTGCTTGCACGTTTACCATAAATACCCTTTTTGCGGGCCTCTGCGTTAAGTTCTTGGCGATATGCTACTTTGTCCTTCTGATACTCTTTATCGTAGCTGTAATCGCGTCCTGTGGCTTTATTCGAAGATGGTCTTTTATTCTTAGCTACGATTTTGTTTTTCATCTCTCTTTTCAATTATTTCTCCAATGACGTAGGACATTCCTATTGTGAAGGTAACAAATAATAACCCAAATAGGAATCCTTGTATCATTTCTTTTTGATGTTAGTAACTCTTTTACCCATACCAACTCTTGACTTCTCTGCTTTCTTTGCAGCCAATTTAGATGGGCTTAATTCTGATTTAGTTACTGGGGTTTTTGATGATACTCTTTTAGATGGACGGCAGTATTCATTTGAACCACCTGCTCCGCACGCTTTACCGCTCTTGGTATCTACCCACTTCTCTGCTCCCCATCTTTTTAGGTCTGAGCCCGCCTTTGTCTTTTTGACATTTCCAGATGCTTTTCTACACTTGGCAATTGCTTGTGATGCCCTTGCAGAAGGGAATACAGCGTACTTAGTCTTGACCTTAGTGTAACAAGCATCTTTCATCCTTGTCCTTTGTATTTTTTAACGTAGTTCTTAGAGGTCTTCAAAGAAGAACTCTTCTTCTTGGAAACAACACCTGGCCTCTTGATGGATGCCTTTGGCTTCCACTTAGCAGTTTCTTTGGTACTCTTTACTTTTGTTGCCATAGGTACATTCTGAAATAATCAAACTCTTCTTTACCGCCCTCTTCAACATAATTAAGGTAAGCGTCATACGCTGGGCCTGTCATCTTGACTTCTACAACTGTTGTATCGATACCATTGGCAATCATCTTGGCAGCGTACATCTCGTTTACTTGCTCCATTGCTTGGACTTGGGTCTCAGCAGCAATAACAGCTTCTTTAAGTTCGGCTTTCTCTTCTACCTTGGTATCTACTAGTTTGGCGCTAGTCTTCTGAGCCATTTGAGTAACTTCTGAGGCCATCGCCAAGTTTTTCTGTATCTTGGCAAGCATCAACTCAATGTCGTCCACTGGAGCGTTCGTAACAGCCCCAACAGGGAATGCTAATTCAACAGCAAGGATGAAAAAACAAAAGATGATGATGAGAGTCCTCATAGTTTCTTTACTGTATTGATTATACGAAGTTCCGTAATGGCGGCAGCGAGAGCAGAGTCACTCTTCTTAAGAGCGTAACCCATCTTGTCAACCTTTATTTCGAGAGCGTCAATCTTTTGGTTAGACTTTTCAATTTGATCAAGATAGCTCGACTTGCCGTCATAGTACAGATAGCTAACAGCCACCAACATACAAAAAGCCACGCCTGCAACTGGATTCTTTTTGAATTCCTCAAAACTGACAGGGAAGGGATTGGTTTTAACTTTAGGAGCAGTCATTCTTTGATCTTTTTATAGTAATAAATAATTGCCATAATACCCGATATACAGCCAATTAACCCTACGGCTACGGCCACAACAGGTTGCCAAGCAGTAGCGATACTAATTAATGCCGAAGCACCAGTTACTATTGTAAGCCCATCGGCTGTGGAATCAGTTTGCTGGATCATTAGTTACCGTAAATAAAAGGTTTTTTACCTGGCTTCTTAGCCATCGCTTTTTCTTTCATTTCCATCTTCTTGCCTTCCTTCTTCTCGTGCTTCATCTTAGCGGCCTTAGATGCATATTTCTCTTTTCCTCCGTACTCAGAAATCTTCTTAGTGGCGGTCTTTTTTATAGTTTTTTTCATGTTTACCATTTTACTTTATCAGCCCAATAAGCAGCGCTCATTTTGCCTTTTTTGATGTTCGAGGCGTGCCTCGCTTTGAAACTTTCTCTCCTGTTGCGGTAGGAGGAACTTTCACCTGCTTTTTTGGGAGATCCTGAGACTCCTTGTTGTCCGAATCGGATAGTTTTGACTCTACTTCCTTCTTTAGCCACGACAACATGGCTCTTTTTAGGGTGAGTAGGAGTCCTTTTAGGTTTATTATATCCACTTACTCCAGCTTTAGATAATCTACTATCCTTCTTGAGAGGCATTGTTTTTCTTTTTGAAAATCTTATTAGC